AGAGGATAGGTCAAGGAAACAGTGACATCACCGCCTGCTGTTGAAGCCGCGTCGGCCGCTGCTGCAAACTGAACTGGGCTTTGTGAAACGGACTGACCGATGAAAGTCAAGAATCGGAGATTGGTTAGACCGGTCACGCCGTCTGTGAATTGGAATTTGTCATATTGTTTGATCGCATTTGGATCACTTGCTGGAGCACCACTGAAAGTGATCGAATTAACGCCACCAGTCAAAGGATCGATTGTGCTTGATACAACAGTGAGGGTTAATCCCTCATTGCCAACATCGCCAGCTGTATGAACTTTGAGAAGGTTAGATTGATACCAATCGCAATTTGAGAATTTACCAACTTCCCATGACATCGCTTCTTTGTTACCGCGGTCAAGAGTGAATTGATTTAAACCGCTGTTTACGATTTGTGGAAAAGTCAGATCGGCGAGATAGCCCTTTGTGAATTCTTTTGCAGAACCGAAGTTACGGTGGAATGCTAAAGCGTTTGCAAGTTGGAGATAGCTTGTGATTGGGTTGATTGCGCCGGCTGAAGCAGATCCATAAAAACGGAATGTGCTGGATTCAGCAAGACCGCAAAGATATTGTTCGATTTTGGAACCAAGTTCTGCAATCGCTGAACGACCGAAAACTTCCATGTAATCCCGAACGTTGAAGATGAACTGCTGCGCCGTGAATTCATATGCAGTTGACGCTTGTTGGTTAACAACAAGGGGTTGAACACGTTGAACAGCCGATTGAAATGTGACAACTAAGCTGTTGGTAGTATTGAAACGAGGAGGCAAATCGAAATTAACTACATCGCCAAGATTCTTGGGAATATCATCATTGAAACGTTGGAATTTCTTGTTCGAAGTTGATAAGAAGCAATACAAGTTTTGGAGTAAAGCCAAGCCGGACTCGTTGTAAGTCGCGACTTGCTGTAAGATATTCGCTGGAGCAGCCATGTTAAAACTTCCTTGTTTTAAATGTTTAAGTTAGTTGACAAAATGTTACCCGCGAAGCCAAGGTTGTTTCCTCATTTCGCTGATAGACATTTTTCCGTTATTTGAAAGAACACGCGTCGGGCTTAGACGGTCGAGAGGATCAGGGATCTGTTGGCCTTGAGCTTCAGATTGAGCTTGTTTATTGTCCGAAATAGATTTCGACAGACTTTGAAGCTGAGATTGCGCCATCCTTGGCGACCTCTGAGCGAGAAGATCGATGTTTGCAAGCTTTCCTGGATTTTTCGACAAGTCGTAAAGGACATCGCCGCCATTTTCAATTCCGGACAGCAAAAAGGTCAGCTGAGGAAAAGCGGTTGGATCAAAGTCCTTCGTGATGTCATCAAAATCTTGATAGTTCTTCTTAGCATCGGCAACCTTGGACAAGTAATTGTTTGCAACTTGTTCCATCTGACTTTTCAGTTGTTTTTCCTGAAAATCCTTTTGGAGTTGTTGCATGACTTGTTGAGTGATTTGATCTGCACTCACTTGATTCGGCGGAGGAGTCATCCTTGACTCTTGCTGCATCCCTGCATTTGCCGATTCAGCCTGTCGCGCTGAAAGTCTTTCTTCTGTGGCTCGAGTGGCATGTTCAGCTGCTTTGGCCTTTTCACGACCAATCAACTTATTCACTTCATCTTGAGTAAAAGTCTTTTGAGGCTCATTTACTTCACCGGATACTGGTGTTCCCTGATTCTCTTCCATGAAAATCCCCTAGCTATTTGGTTTTTTACCGACATCCTTGTCGTGCACCTGATTAGCGTTCAGTAACGGCTGCGTTTACCGTAGCAACACACGTAATCCCAAGATGAGTCGCTTGGTCGACATATGAAACGGATTGTTTAATTAATTTTACGAGGGGCGATGCAGAAAAGTCAATAGGGTGAGACAAATAGAAAGAAACCGTAGCAGGGCATCCCGTTGAAGAATACTACGGCGAGGATCAGCGTATTCACTCCCGCGCTGACGGTATCGTAACTGTTAATCTTTTTTCAAAGCGGCGGGTTTGACCATCTTTTTGATGAGTTGTTTGTCCTTGGCTTCATCCATATGTTTAGAATGATGAGGCTTCTTTTCAGAACTATAGCTTCTGATCTTAGAGGCTTTTTCAACACGCTTTACCATGTCTTCATACCTTTCTTCGCGTTTGATTTACCCGTGCCAAACTTGTTTTTCTCATCGTCACCACCAAACTTCTTCGGGTCCGCGATCTTACGATAAACAGCTTCTTTGTTCTTTTTAGGGACTGGAGCTGGGTCATTTACTTTGGATTTCTTTTTCATTACCATTTTTTTTCTACGCTTTTCTTCTTAGGCTTATCTGCCAATGGCTTTTTATCCATTGAACCATATTCCTTGCGACTGCCTTTATCAGCCATGCCTAATTTTTTAGGAGCTGCTGACTTAGGTTCGCCACGGCCAGGATTTGCTGACCTTCCTGTTGCCATTTCCATATGGTGTTTTGCTTTTTCTTTATGTTCAGCGGCCTTTTGCATATGATGTGCGCGTGATTTTGCTGCCATGGATTAAGTTTCCTTATTAAAATATTGAGAAATGATTACCTAAAAATAGTCTACTATTTCTTTCTGAACTTTCCAAGAGTCTCCGCCAGAATCGCTCTCTTTTTTAGAGTTGGGTTCTTGCTTTTCTCAGCATCTTTTAACTTAGATGACGGTATCTTTACACCGGTCGGGACTTTTAATTCTCGATGTAAAGCGCCTTTTGTATTGGCTTTAAGTGCTTGTTTAATCCAATGTTTGGCCATTTTGTCCTCCTTCAGACTTATTGTTTTGTTCTGCCACTTTACTTATATGCTGTCCGACCTTAAGAACAGAATCGAGAGTCTCACGTTCTTGTTTTGCGATGAGTTCAGCTGCCTTCAGTTCACGATCGACATCAGCACCTTGGATCTTAGCCATGACTTCGAGGAATTTAGTTTCGGAATCTCGTGATTTGATGGCCAGATTTTCAGCATCTGTTTGAGCTTTTTGTTGTACATAGAGTGCTTCGATTTGAGCCTCTGTAGGTGATTGAAGTTCCTTTTGCATTGCTTGCATCTGCATCTGTTGCTGTTGTGTCTGCATTTGAACCTGTTGTTGTTGCATTTGAGCTTGTTGAGCTTCTTGCTGCTTTTGCCGACCCATCCATTCATTAGCTTTTTCTTTAAGTTGATCAATGCCGCGGATTTCAAGGTTATCAAGGATGACAGGCAAACCTTCATCTGAGAAGAATTTGGCGAATCCTTCATTTGCATTTGTCATTGCAATCAAGGTAGTAAGAGCAATCTCCTTTTGCATTGCGAAGTTGACACCAGCCTCTACTTTGACCTGAAGGTGATTAGGGTCAAAATTCATGTAAAGGCTGCCCTGCTTATTGATTGTCATGAAAGAACGTTTGCCATCCGGCTTGAGGATAGGAAGAGTGCGCGGGGTCCTGTAATATTTTGGGATGAGATCGACAATGATTTGAGCAACGCGATTGAGACCTTTGATGTAGCCTACGATATATGGGACAGATGCGTTGTTTGACTGTATGGCTGAACGAGCAAAAGCTATTCCAGACACAGGCGCATTTGTTGTTCCTTGTTGCGAATCGTAATTGCCAAGAATCATTTGCATCATCTGATCTGCACCCACAAACGTCTGAGTGATTTCAGGTGGTATAGCGGCCCTTTGAATCTCGCGTGGAGGAGGCAAAGTGATTTCAGGCATGTTGGTATCAAGGAAGTGTTTCCAAGTCAGCACGTCAGCCTTTTGGACGTTCCTATATGCCTCTTGATTGGCTGCGTCGGTTGGTAGTGCTTCTTCGGCAATCATGAACCGGTGCTGAACCGTATTTTCTAACTCGTTACCAAGACATTGACCTGCGTAATTCTTCAATCTCTGAATGCCTTCTGCGTGATAAACATAAGGGCGAGTCATTTGACTGGAAGAACCTGTGTCGCGAATCATGACGGAGTTTCCGTCTACAAAAACCAAAGGAAGGAATTTGAAGTTAGTCTCGGTCACATCCAACATTTCAGTTTCACAGAAGCGATAACGGACAATGTGTTCGATGAGTGTCTTGCGTTCTTTGATTGGAATAGGAGCCTGCTCTATGTTGCCTGATTCTTCCCATTCTTTTATGAACTGTTCATATTCTTTTCGAGTGACTGCGTGTCCATTAGAAAGTTGAAGGATGGTTTCCTTCTTCTGCTTTTTTTCATAGTATTCGCATACAAGGACAATCTCTTCCTTTTGATTCTGGAACGACCACGAGAAGCCCCCTAACGTCCTCGTGAATTTCATCTGTTTAGTTGCTTCTTCACCAAACTCTTCTTCAAACTCCGATTTCGTCATCGGGTAGAGTTCACCACAGAATTTGCCGTCTCCTTTATGAGACTTCCGAGCAAGAGGGTCGAAAACAGTCAGGGTTGGATCGAAAACTCGTTCCACATTGATGTTTTGTTCAAAAGACTTTTCATTTATGTATTCAGTGAAGACTCTCATGACAGAGAAACCACCAGCTAGGAGGTCGCTATAAACCTGATAATCAAGCATGTCATTAGTGCCATCAAAGAAAATGGCTCGCAGATGAGCTTCAATAACGTCAAGAGTTTGACTGAATTCAGGCGTCAACATCGTAAGGGGAACACCATCCGCTGATCGGACAGTTAGAGCTGGTTCCTGTTTGGCGAATTCGCCGCGAAGACGGCTGACCTGTGATTCGAGGCTATTAAACTCGATGGTTGGCTTGCCTGTTGAGGCTAGTGCAGTTGCTTCGTCATCAGTCAAAGAAGTTTTAAAGACGAAGCGAGTGAATTTTTCAAATCGTCTGACATTATCCTTGAAATACTCGTTTGCTTCTTCGACTTTGCGCTTCAGTTCCTTGAGGCGGTCAGTATGAGCTCTTGCGATCTCCACCATATCTAATCTTCCCTAATTGTATTTTTTGCTGGAGGACCTGATTGATCCCTCGAGCAGCTTGTTGTTGAACTTCCTTGTTCTTATCAACAGCATACACGGTTTTTTCTATTAAAGCGATTTTGACAGCGTCTGCGAGCGAATCCGATATATCATCGAATCGATGGGAGCTATTTGCAGTTATCTTGGACATATGAGTGAGACATAGGTCAATGTGTCGGGCTCCTTCAGTGAAGGACACATGTCTTGAAGCAATGAAGGGTTGCATTTCGAGAAAGCGTTGAGTCTTGGAGCCAGATGCCTTTGTACGTTCTATTTCTCTAATCGCCATACCACGTAACTCACGCAGCACACTGACAAGAGTCACTCCTGTTGACTTCTTTTCGATGGCAGCCATAAGAGGGGGCTTTTTGTGCAAAGAACAGCTCGCATAGAAGTCAATAAACGCTTCTTTAAGGTCCTTTGGTTCGATACGTAATTCGACGCAATCAAGCCAATGAAGACCAGTTTGACCTGTCTTACGACCCATTGTTTGAATCTCGTAAACTCCCCAGAATGAGAAAACTGTTGCGTCATTCCAACTTTTATTCGTTTCGGCAGTGTCAGCTGTGATGAACGTGCCTATGAATTCAGGGTCTTCAGGGAGTTGAACAAACCAATCGCGTTTGAAAAGACCACCACCAGCCGGCAGAGGGTCTTGTTGATATTGAGAAGCGAATACGTAAGGTGATTTCTCTTGAAGGTCGAGCAGCTTTTCCTTGGGCATCATTTCAGGATAGAGAGCATTTCCAGCCTCATCGAGTCCCTTGAGGATGATTGTTTGCCACCTATCTACGTCACGACCAGATGTCAAATACTCAGTCAAATCTTGTTCATGGACACGTTGTCCGATGTAAATAATTGGAACGTTTACTCCACGACACCGTTGACGGATGGTTTCATCGTAATTGTCTATGACTCCTTGACGAATGTTATCTGAATGCGACTCGGAGGGTTTGTGCGCGTCATCCAATATGACAGCTCCCGAAAAGCGATTTAGACCAGGCAAACCTGCATCTTGGCCAGTGATAGCACCACCTGATCCGAATGCCTTGATTGAGCCACCTTGAAGCGTTCTGAAGGAGTCCTTCGCACGGGATTCCGGGTCAATCTGCACGTTAAAAAGCAGCCCATACATGCGACTGGAAACTATCGATCGGATGAAGGAAGTGTGTTTGACTGCAATCTCATGTCCGTAAGAGATGTAAAGGAAGTTGCAGTCCGCGTATTCTGTCCAACACCAGGCTGCGAACATGCTCAAAATGGTGGACTTGCCGCATCCTGGTTGTGTGTTCAGAATGAGACGGAGCATCTCAAGTCGACGCACTTGAGTAAGCGCCCTGCTGATCGTAATGTGATGTGATTCACGTGAAACAGGTTGTGAAATGATATAGTCACGACCTGTGATATATTTGAAGAAAAACTTGGTAAACTCGAGAAATGAACCGCGCAGGCGAGAAGCTTCCTGCTCCTGTACTGTCAGTGTCATTTCTCCACAATCTCTCCTTGAGTTGCATCGAAACAGAGGCCAGCGGCTTTTCCGATATCGGGATGGTTGACAGGCACGATGACTGAGTAACAGCACCCCTCATTCTGGCAAAGGAAACAAACGTTTGCCCCCCATTCTTCTTCAGCTGCCCAATCGAAATGCAACTTGTGTTCAGGTCTTGTCAAAGCTGGGTCAATTTTCCACATTCGATTGCTCATTTAACTCCTTCACAGCATCACAGGGGTTGCAGCACTCATCACAGAGGTAGAAGCAAGTGCGACCCATTGGGAGTGTGTTGCTGTCATTGGGATTGACTTTCAACCTACCACAAGCAACCGAAACCTTTGCGCCACAGCATTTGCTTTTCATTTCAGTGACCAGTTCTGTCGCAGTTATTGCAGTAGACATGTGTATTAATACTGCAACAATCGAGGCAATGTGTTATCCGTTCAGGAACCTTGCACTCGCACATAGGTTTGCCATTAATATTCAAATGACCACAAGATTCGGGTTGTTTCTTGATCGTATTTTGACTCACTTCCAACTTGTCACTCAACCTTTGCAAATCAATAGCAGCATCCCACAGACCATGGTAATCAGCTCGATCCAGCATCATTTGAGCGTATTCAGTCATGAGTTTGATTTGTTTTTCGATTTCTTCATTGCTCATAAGAATTCAATCCGCTTCATTTTGCTGCAATTGCGGCAACGCTGGTGGTAAATAAACCCATGTGTGTGGGAGTTCTTCTGGTAGGAAGCTCTAAAGATTTTCATCGTATTGACTGTATCCCACTTGTGCTCACACAGACCTAAGAGTTTTCGGAGCCACTTCATTTCTTTTTACCGACTTTCAGGCCCTTCTTGCGAGCTTCACTTAACGCAATCGCAATCCCCTGTTTAGGATTCGTAACGACTGGGCCTTTCTTTGAACCAGAATGAAGTTTACCTTCTTTCATTTCTGTCATTACTTTTTTAACTTTTGCTTGAGCTTTTTTTGATTCTTTAGCCATCTGTTTCCTCTTTGTTCTTCTCAGCGTAATCCGAAATGATTTTGACACACTCACGACAAATAGAATGCTCCT